TCTACTCTTTTTCTAGCTTCTAAAATAGTAGTTATAAATTGTTCAGCTTTTGATTCTGAATTGTATTTTTCGTTAATCAAATACTGATATAATTTTAATTCTTTAGATAATTCTTTTTTAGAATTAAAATATTCTTTTAATATCCCCTCCGCTACAGATTTATTAGATGATAGTATTTCAGATGTTACCTGTCTTACTAACAATTCAAAGATAAATCCTGTATTTTTAAATTTCGAATGCTTAATTTTTTTCATCAATCGGTATAATTTTTCAAATATAAATATATTTTTCTATTAGAATATTACTCTTTTGTTAAATTCTCTGTCAAAATAGTTTTTTTATTGCCATTCATATCCTTAAAAATTTCCATATAGGATGCTTTTCTTGGCTTATATGCAACAGACCCTTCTTTTTGTTTTAGAGTTTTAACTCCTAATGGGTCTCTTCCTTCCGGATGGTCATCGTGTCCATATCTAACAGGGTCCTTTGGTCTACCAACACCATCCTCTTCTAATTCAGATTTTAATTTGTTCAATTCTTCCTCCACATTGGTTGGTTGTTCAACGCCAGTTTCTTTTGCCGGGTCTACACCTTGCGTTTCGATTGATGTTAAACGGAATGCTTGTTTGGTATCATCTAATACCTCCAATGTCATTTTATCTTGCTCATCCTTAGCCATTTTCATCACTGCTTCATACATCCATTCTTTGGAGAACATTTTTGTTTGTTGCATTTGTTGAATCAATGCTACTTTAGAAGTATATAATTCAACTTGCTCTTGCTCATAAATTTTAGATGGTATAGTTAATTCTAAACTGAAATTAGTCAATCTATCATCATCAATTCCTTGCGAATATAAGTGTACAATTGCTATTTTAGTTAATTCTGAAATAACGACTCTTTGAATTCTTTCAATGGTTTTAGCAAATCTTACATCCATACCGGCTAAGGTAGCTTTACCATTTGTATCTTCTTCAAATCCTAAATATGCTTTTGGAATTTGAAGAGCTGCCATTAATTTACTCTTTAAGTAATTAATGTCATCAATCATATTATATTCCAAACCTTTTAATGTATCGATGGATGTACCATTATCGCTACCACGAACTGGCATATAGTAATCTTCGATAAGGTTTTGAATATTATACTTTAAGTTATACTCGCCTGTTCTTTCATCAACGAATGGAACTTTTTTAGATGAGTTGATAATTTTTTGCATGTAGTTATCAACTTCGGTTGGTGGAATATTACCAACATCAACTTTGAAGATTCTCTTTTCAGGAGCTCTCATTACTCTATGAATCAACATTGCATCTTCCATCAACATCAATTGTTTCCAAACTCTTCTTGCGCCTTCTAACATAGATTTACCATATGGTAAGAAGTTAGAATCGTTATTTAATCGGAAGTGGGCAATTTCATAGTTTTCGTATTCCTTCTTTGCTGTTTGACCTACTGCGTTGTATGGATTCTGATAAGGAGCATATATGAATTTAACTCTTTGTGGGTTTTCAGGGTCAAATCCTTCAATTCTACTCATCTCATAAGTAGACATAGGTAAAACATTCACAATGCCCAATCCCTCTGCCATTTCTAATTGTAAATAGAAATCTCCGTATTTAACTAAATTTCTAACCCAAGGCCATAAATTAAATTCTACATTTACAATATCATAAAAGAGATTTTCTAATATTTGCTTTACATTATCATCTGGGTGGTGAATTTTCAATACATTACCAAATTCATTTCTCGATGTACATTCATCAGCATATGTATTTAATGCTGAACTCAAAATTGGGTCAGTATCCATTGAATCATAATCTCTAAACAAGTCAATTCTAACTTGCTGATATGCCATTGATGATTCGGTTAAACCTGTTCCATAATTTGTTACTCTCATTTTCATAAAACGGTCAACAAGATTTGTAGTCATCGCTTGATATTCATCAGTATCGATAACTTTAACTCCTTTTTCCGTCTTACGAACTATGGTATTTGTTGAAAATAATTTTTGTAACCTACCAAATATAGTTTTGTCTGCCATTTTTTAATTTATATTAATTTACAAAGATAAGTAAAATTTTTTGTATTTCCAAAATTTTACCACTTTCTGCAAGACCAATATCTTGCCTTTGTTCTTGGACCTGGATTATCACAATTGTGTCTTGCTCTAAATGATTTTCTTCTATCTGGATTAGATTTTTTAATTCTCATATTAGGGTCACCAAAGTTTACTTTAACAACTCTACCAGCTGGATTTTTTACATATACTTTGAATTTTTTAACATCCCCTCTCATTGGTTTACCCAAAGGAACATTTCTACCCTGATATTCAGCTTCTAATAAGCAAGGACAAGTTGCTTCATCCAATTTATTTTTATATGCTTTTAGGAAATCGATAAAATCTTCGATATCTTCCGCATCTACATCCAATTCATCATAATCATCATCATCCATTTCTTCATTTACAGGTACACAATTTGGAACTTCTTTTCCATTTTTTTTCTTTGTACCAACCATTTCATATCCTTTCCAGCAAGGATTTTCCATTTCTTTCAATGGTATTAGATTTATTAATCTCATAATTTTTAGTTTATTGTTTCAACATATAAATATATAAAAATTAACGAAGTAACCAAGTTAAGTTTTCTACATCACCTCTACCCAAGTCCATTTCATATGGATTTTTTTGTTGCCAGTTGGAAGTATATACACCATCGTGTTTATTTATTTGAACAGAATTCAACATATTTCTTGTCAAATCTATACCTTCTTGTCTTAATCTCAATGCAGTATTACGAACCCACAATCCAATACCTAATGCCATAATAAGGTCATCATTATATCCCTTCATTGCTTCGGCTCTACCTCCACTCCAAATAAATGTAAACATTTCATCGATTGTTCTTTGAGAACGGATGATAATATCTTTATCATTCATATAAGTATCCAATGCTGATATTATTAAAGGACGTGTTTTAGATGTAGTAGAGAATCCGGCAACCATTTGTCTTTCATCTCTATAAAATTTATTAGACATTTGCCTTTCTACATCCACATACTTTAAATCATTACTCATATAGAACAAATTACTATAATTTCTATCGATTACTTGCTGAATACAGGCCCAACCCACATTTGCATTTTCAATTACTAAAAGTGCAGTATTATATTCGGTAGATAATGCCGTTAAAAAATTTCCAAAATCTTTTGTATCAATTTTACCTCTGTATTCTGCGACCTGTACCGAATCTTCAATATCAATGATATGAGCAGTAGAATAATCCGAACCATCGCCTCTAGCAACGTCCGCTACAACCATATATTGCTTATTATAATTTGGATATTCCCATACCCATAGATTGTTATCAAATCCTCTTTTTTCAATCGGCTCCATAACATAGGTATCTTTATACCAAGTCAATAAAGCAGGTTCAAACACAGTATCTCCCGAACCAATAAAGTCACAATCACATTCTTGCGCTGCTCCCTTAACTCCTAAGATACGAGTTTGTTCATCTCTCCAAGCTTGATTTCTTTCAGGGTGTACAGTCCAATGGAGATTAATACAATTAAATCCATTTGTACCACTTTCACCTTCAACCCACATTTTATGGAACCAGTTACCAATACCATTCGGTGTAGATAATACAATCGCAGAACCACCGGTTGATAGAGTTGATTGTGCTGATAACCAAATTTCATCGATATCTCTAATGAATGCAGCCTCATCCACAACTAATAGTGATAAGGCTTCCGAACGACCTGCATCTGGAGAAGATGCAATTGCTTTTACTTGCGAACCATTTTTTAATTTAAGTGATAGTTTGTTATCTTCAGCTGCTGCTGTCCCACCATCTCTCAACCATATAGGAAGTAAATCGTGCATAACCCTTACTTTCTCTACAAGGTTCTTTGCTACCGTAACTTTTGTTGCGATAACCAATGCATTAAAATCCTGATTGAAAATCATTTTCCAAAGAATGAATCCAGCCGATAGAGTTGATAAACCCAATTGACGAGATTTAAGAATGATATTAAATCGGTTTTCTTTAAAGTCTGTTAAACAATCCTCCTGGAAAGGATAAAGGTGAAAGGGAATTTTCCCCCTCACCGGATGTTGAATAACACAATACTTTTTCATAAAGTAAATGGGGTCAGCCGCACATTTACGATATTCTTCAGCAATTATTTCTTTTAGACTTTTCGTTGGTTTCCCTTGAACTGCCATATTATTTTTTTAATCTAATCTTCCAATATACACCACCATTGATGTAAGGAGAAAGAGAACCATTTGTACCATCTACTACTCTATTTGCAACACCAACACCTAAATGGAATAATTTATCCTTTTTAGTGTTTAATATAACACCAGCTCCGATATGAGATACAACATCTTGTTTGTTAAATCCACCTTCAAATCCGTAGAATACTTTTGTTTTAGGTAATTCTTTTACGATTGTAGTTTCTTTGATAGTTCTTTGTTTAACTTTAGCATCGAATGTTCTACCTAAAATTTTATTTTGTGAAATTGTATCAGTTACAGCCACAGTTCCTAATGAATCAGGCAATACTAATACATCTTTATATAATACTTTTGAATAGTAATCTTTCAATAAAGCCATAGTATCTACTACCGCAGGAATTTGTACTTCCTTTTCAACAATTGTTTCGTGATAGATATCTTCTCCTTTTTTAGTTACCACTTTAGTTTTGATTACATCGATTGTATCAATTTCGTGTTTGATAACTTCATACTTTTTACCATCGATTCTGATAGTTTTACCTGGCATAACTCCACCTGGATTCCAAAGTTCTAATAATACAATTACAACCAATACTGCAATTGCAATGTTCTTAATGTTTAAGAATTTTTTCATACTTTTAATTTATTAATTCTGAATAATTTAATTCATGTAACTTATCTTCTAATAAAGATTTTCTTTGTAATAATAATTCTAATGCATCATATGAATTATCAATATCTTTTTGAAGGTCCTCACGAACTTTATTTATATCTATATCCCAATTCCATTTTTCAATGTTTCCATTTTCTGAAACCATATTATACTCTTTAGTTAGATATTTTAAGCTATCCTCCATTTTTTCTTTATAATCTCGTAACCATCCTAATTTGTTACAAGTTATTTTATAATCTTCATAAAATGGATAAACTCCATCTTTTTTTAATTTTGCTTCAAACTTAATATTGCAATCTATACAATATCCAGTTCTAACTATTAATTTTTTATCAGCTTTTGAATATTTTGCAGTTTTACATTCCGAACTTTTGCATGTGGTTATTTTTTTTAAATATTCTCTAACCTCATCCATTTTGGTAACACTGGCAATATATCCTTCTTTTTGTTCCCATTCTTTGCCTTCCGAATCTACCCATCTCTCACCTATTTCTCTCTTTTTATCAGCGGCTTTCTCATAACCAAATACTCTTTGATTATTATCCTCTCTCCCAAATACCGTATCTATAATTTTTTTACGAGTTGGGTGAATGTAATTATTTTTTTCTTCAAAACTTTTTCTCTTTGCCATAATTTATAACTAATTATTTATATATACATATATATAGAATTTATCTTCCAAACTTAAAAATTCCTAAAATTTGATTTAACGGAGCGAATGTGCCCGTTAATTTATAGGTATTTCCTTTGTAGAAAAATACTAATCCCTCATTTGGAACTAACTTTTCAAATCCACCAATAGCGTTTAATCTAGCCAATTCCTTTTCTAATCTTTTTATTTGAGCTTCACTACCGCCTGTTTTAATATCGGATATTGATGATTCCAAAGATGCTTTAATTGATTGCAATGCTTTATCAGGCTGAGCGGTTAATACTGAACTCATAAACGATAATACTTCTGCACCAACTCCTAAAAAGATATCTTCAAACTTACGAAGATTTCCTTTCATAATTTTATCTTTTGCATCTTTATCTACACCATCTGCCCATTTTCTAGCATCTTCATCGGTAATGGATTTAATTGTAAACGATTTATTATCAAATGCCCATCTTCTTGCCAAACCTTCTTTTTCTAATTGAGATAAATTCTTTTTTGATTTATTTACAAAATTCATCCACCAAGCATAATGATATTCAGCTACACCATCTTTATCTGATAACCCAAATTCGGATTGTAATCTCGATAACATACCCCCAAATTTACCTTTTTGAGAACTCAACTTTTCATCCTTTGGTAACTTTGTGATTGGAGGACCTTGTATTGTATATTTGGATTGTACATCTGCATTCACTTTTTTAATCATAGATGCTAATTTACTTTCAGCACCTTTTACACCACCAATAGCATTTCCTTTCTCATCATATTCAACTACATTATGAAATACTAAAAGATTTTGTCCGTAAGGAATTACATTTGCATTTTGTGGATAAATTACTTCTAAATTACAAAACGCCGAACCATCTTTAAATATACTTTTCCTTTCAGCTTCTCCCAATGAACTAATTGCCGCTGTTAAATCTTTCATTGCGAAATTATATGCATCACTCAATGCACCTCTTCCACCAAATTTAGATGCTAATCCATTTGCATCTAATGCGTTTGCTCCACCATTTGCTAAATGCGATTTATTACGAGCTGCTATCAATCTACCATTTTTCCAACTGATTGCTAATGCCTGCCCATCGGTTTTTTCTCTAACTACCCCTAACTTACCATCTAAAGCGTTGTTGATAATTTTTTTCAAATCACCAAATGTAAGGTTCATTGAAATATCAAAAGGGTGATTCATATGCCCATATGCACCACCTTCCATCAGTAATGCTTCATCGGTAGTTCTAAATGTAGTTGCTTGTTTACCATTGATTGTTGGCATTCCGTGAGAATCAATTCCAATATCTTTAACGGTAACTTTTTTGTTTTTAAATTTACCCATTAAAACTTCATCACCTTTATCAACATCTACATTAACATCTTCTCTATGTATTGAATGCGATGATGTATCGGTTTTGAAAAAAGGACCTCTTCTAATTGTTCTGAAATCTAAACTCATTTCATTACCACCAATTTCTTTTGGCGCTATGATTTTTAATCTAACAATCTGATTTCTATTATCAATTCCTAATGTTTCGAATTCAATTTCAGAATACTTCTTACCTTTGAATCCTAAATTTTTACCAGTAATGAATTTATGAACCTTACCACCACTAACGGCTTGTGCTTCATTTACGATTGTATGAGATGATGTTTGAAAATCACCTTTTCTCATTACAGTCTTAGCGATAACTTTATTTGCCATCTTTACAAATGGTATATTGATATCACTTCTTGTATCTTTAACTACAATTTGATTGTACTTATCTAATAATTGTAAAAATTCTTTTTTATGATGCGATGCTAATCTTTTGAAAAACCCAGTCAATTCTGGTTCTGAAATTTCTTTACCATTTCTTGGGTCATTAACTCTATCAAAAAAATGATTACTAAATTCAATATCAGCGGGAGATAATTCTCTATCTGCGTATTTTTCAACACTATTTAAATTGGATTGTGATAATTTTTCTTTAACCGGCTCGTATCCAAAATCCTCATCATCCTTTGTATTTGTTTGATAACCTGGAACCAATTTTCTATTATCATCATTATCGTATGTATCCAATTCGGCGGGATACCCCATGTCAGGAGCTCCTAACGAATTTTTATGATGTTTCATAAAATCTTCCTCCGAATCATTATCTGCTCTATATGTAGATGATTGATGTACTTCAGTATATATTTGCCTATTTCTTCTACCATATTCTCTCATTAAAATACCAGCCACCGCATGTGCTTGATTTTCAACGGGAGAACCATCTTTACCTGCTTCCATAGGATTACCAATCAATCCCATTTCATCTTGCTTTCTATGAACCATTTCGTGTGCAATAGTTCTTAAAATATCTGCACCTAAACGATTTTCAATTTGAACATATATTTCCTTTGTTTCTGGACTATATCCACCCAAAGAAGATTGTGATTCGGAGTATTGATTACCACTAATTAATGTTACTTTAGGCCTTTCTTTTAACTTCAATCGTTTTGTTGCATATTCAACAAAATCATTTATAGAGTTTTTTTTTGATTCCGATATTTCTTCTTTTAATAAATCTGCTGCGTTTTGTTTTGGTTGCTCTTTTTTATAACTTTCTATGGATTTTAATAATTGCTCATCTGATAATTTATAACTATCCATAGTAGAAACTACCTTTTTAATAAAATTTGTTATAAATTTATTTGATTCATTATTGGTATCAATACCTTCCAAAAGTCCCATAGTAGCAGTAGATAATACTGCACCGGCACCAGCTGCTTTTGATGCACCTAACCCCAATGCTTCCAATGAAGCATGTTTAGCAATATCTTTTATTAAGTGAGTTCCAAACCCAACTGCACCATGTGTAAATGCGCCAGTTGCACCATGCAAAGCGGCTGTGGCAGCTGTTGCTGCCTTTCCACCCATAACTGCTTTTGCTGCAGCAACTCCTGCTCCACCTAATGCCATCGAACCCATTATAAGCCCGGCATCGATAGCAAAGTGTTTCATATGGTCAATTTGTTCTTTTCTTTTTTCATCCGAATATTCCCACTTACCCGTTTCTTTATTTTTAGTAGAACCGATTTTTTGTCCGCTTGCTAATGCTTTAACGGCATCCATAGTTCCACCAACCATTTCTTTTTTGTGATGCGCCCAATGTTGTAATCCTTTGCCAAATTTTTGTAAGCCTGATTTGATATTACCCATCATTCCCTTTCTTTCAGAAGATTGTGGGTTATTTACTTTATCAATCATTTGATTATCTTCATCCGATAATTCCTTTCTAGCCGAATCAACTGCTTGCTTCATATGTTCAGCTTTCTTTTCATCTGGAGACATTTCGGCAGATGATTTTAATTCTGCTCCACTTAATTTTTGTTCAGGTGGAGGCGCTTGCTGTTGATTTTGCTGATTACCACCCTTTGGTGCAGCATCTGCTTTACCCTGCACGGTATCGCCTTTTTTAACAGGTTGACCTGGTTGATTTGGTTTTTGTGGTTCTTTCTTCGATGGTTCGTTTGCAGGAGCATCTGCTGGTCCCATTATTTTTGCTGCTTGAATATGTGCTGGATGTTCTTTTGGTAATCTCAACGCACCTCTTACAGTAATATTTTTCTTTTTACCATCTGCTGCAGTATATGAAATCTCTTTATCCATTATCGGATTAGGAGCTTCTCCCAAATATCCAATTAACCACTCATTAAATGCTTCTTCTGTTACAACGCTATGTAATATTTCAGAAATTGGGTCATATGGTTCATTTTTTTTATGCCAATCAGGTTCATCCGTTGGATGTTCGGTTTCATGTCTTGTTGGATGTGGTTCTGGTCTCATCTCATATGATGGAGATGTGTTGTTACTTTCATCAACAGACCCGGTCGGAGCACCATTAATATATCCATTTGGTAAATCTAAACCAACTCCTATACCACCTGGAAATGCTTCGTTCAATTTTGCGGTTATCATTTTATAAATTCCTTTATCAAATTTAGGATATGCTTTTAAGAAAAATTCTTTTGCCTTAGTTTCATCATCGTTACCCAATCCTTTTCTAACATCGGTTCCCGATATTGGATTTGATTCGGATGGAATGGTATATGTATAACCTATTTCATCGTATCCATAACCAGCTTTACCATTATATGGTTTAAAATATTTACCGGCTAATCTAGTTGCATCCTTCTCACCAACTGCTGCAATATATTGTGTAGTTTTACCATCGTACTTAGAAAGTATTTCGACAGGTGAATATGGATTTTTAACTTGTACAAACTTTGATGCTGGTACACCAAACATTGTAGTTGCTATTTTCTTTTTATCATTAAAATTAAACGGAGATTTACCTCCATCTATTTTATCAGATGTACCAATATAAACATTATCGGCACCAAATTTTGATACCAATTTTTGGTAAGCTGCATAATGTCCTTTATGAAATGGTTGAAAACGACCCGAATATATTACTACGGTCTTTTTAACTTCTGGTTTTGTTACTTCGCTTAAATTCATACATATAAATATTCCAAAAGTTAAGTTTAGAAGTTTTTATATACAAATGGGTCTCTTTTTTTAAGTTCTTCCAATTTTTTCTTAATCTTTCTTTTCATTTTGTATTTAAAATACAATTCTATTAAGTATTTAAATGGATTTTTCATAATATAGAAGTTTTTAATTTTTGATTATTAACTGAATGTTCTTTACTAGTCAATGCTAAAAAATGATTATAATCTAATGATATTTTTTTACTACCAATATCATACATTAATTTTTTATTGTGCTTTAATCTAGGTAATAATTGTTTAACTATTTCGGAAAGTTCCTCTACTGTATAACTATTTAATCTTTTAATTTCATCAAAAATCATAGATAATCTTATATTTGGGTTTTTTTCACTATCATATGATTCGTTTATAATTGGATGAAATGTTTGGAATCCCATATTTTTTAAAAATTTCAATGAGTTATGCGGACCAGCTAATATGAAAGGATGTCCATGTACAATTGGTTTCCAAATTTTTTCAGATAAATATCCACTTTCTTCATAAAATAATGTTTCCGAAACAATTGATATCAATGATTTCATATAAACATCTTTATTTTCAAACCCATATCCCCAAACATTTTCTAAATCGGTATAATCTATTGTATTTGGCGATGTTTCTTTTAAAAAATTTTCAAAATTATTAAACTCTTGTTCGTTTAATTTTCTTTTTAGTTCATCTAATGAGTTTTCTGTAAGTAGTTTATAATCATAGCTTACTAAGTTATTTTGTATAATATCATTTTTCCAAAGAAAATATAATATTTCGGCTCTGTGTGTTCTAATTCTTCTATTAAAATTTAAAAATTTATGCTTTTTATTATTATAGTTTTCAACATCATCATCATTTGAAAATGAATATTCTGCTTTTTTTGTATCATCTAACCAAAAACTATAATCATCTTGCTGTTTCTTTTTGAAATATTCTTCGGCTTTAGAATTTAATGACCAACAAAAATGTATTAATTTTGGCATAAAATTTCCAAATATTGGCTTCATCATTTGTTCTAAATGAAAATCATTATGACAAATGATTATTTTATTTGGCGGTATATTTAAATCACGCAAACATTTATATAATTTTATTAATTGATACTTTGATATGTTTCCATCTATAACATAATTTATAACCAAATATCCACCCCAATTTCTAATTTCTTCCAATGTTTTTGATGGGATGAATTTACTAAATGGGATATTATTTACTTGCTTATCTAATCCCAAAAAATTAGCTATATCTCCATATGGTTCAATTAAATAATACCAATCATAACAATTACCTCTTTCTCTTTCTCTAATTATTGCATGTACAGAGCGAGTCTCTATTCCAAAATATCCAGGAAATCCTTTTTCATCATTTAATTGAACATTAAATCTTGCATTAAAAACGGACCATTCTCCTTTTATCTTGTTTCTAAAAAAATGTTCGGAAGTATCGAATGTATAATCCGTATGATATGCAAACTCCAGAAATTTAGGATTTAAACAATTTGGAACTTCATTATACGGAAATAAAATATCGTATCCAACTACTACTCTTTGATTATTGTTCATAATATAATTCGGGATATTCTACTAAGCAATGTACTCCCCCACTATGAATAGCATGTTCGTATGATGTATTAATATCTGATGGGGTTTTTAAATCGTGAAATTTTATGTTTCTACATAAAGATTTAAATTCTTCAAAATAATTTCCTTTATGTTGATGACCTGGGTCTAATGGTTTATCAGAACCTTTGCCCAATCGAATGATTACATTTGGTTTTTTACCAGTCATTATTTCAAACTTATCCAAATGATTTACTAATTGATTAGTTGCTGAAATAATAAAATCCCAACGAGGATAAAATGTAATTACTCTTTTACCAGTCATTGCCAATCCTAAACTCATTCCCATTTGTGTTTCTTCCATAACAGGAACTTCAATCATTTTTTCTTTTGGAACTTCTCCCAATGTTGTACTCATAGGATTTCCGGCATAAACTATTTGTTGTCCAATAAAAATTGTATCATCCAATTTTGCTAATTGAGTCATAGCATTTGTTAATGCATCTTTGTATGGAGAATATTGTGGTGTACTCATAGTAACTTATTTTGTTCTATATAATTAATTATTTCATTTGCTAAAACATCATGTCCTTCTTGATTCATATGATAATCTTTACATTTGAATTTACCAGCTAATGTATATTTTTTTGGTAAACTATTTTTTTTATCAAAATCAGAGTGGTTTACCATAGGTTGAAAATTAAATTCATTCAATATATAAATAGTTCTATCTCTTATTATTTTTGAACATAATCTATTTCCATCTTCAGGTGGTTCTACATGCTTTCCTACACCCATTGATTTATTATTTTCTATATATCGAAATGGGTTAGGATTACTTTTATCATTTAAATAGAATTTCATTTCATATTCGCTTATATCTGGCCAAATCCAATGTATAAAACGTATATTTATACTTTTGGATTCCACATATTTTACAAAATTTTCTAATAATAAAATTTGCTCATCTATCGTTTCTTTATCTCTACCAAAATGAGTAGTCTGAAATATGATTAGTTTGATATTTTGCTTAAATTTTCTACTTTCTTCAATTTGCTTTTTAGCAAAATTTAATGAATGAATATTAGTTCCACCATTATATCCGTTAGAAAGATGATTAATATTAAAGTGATTTGAAACTTTTGTAATCCATCTATTTTCTAAAAGATATTTTTGATTTTCAATACTTTCTTCTATATCACCGGTTTCTCTCCACAACCCTTCACCATATGTGTATGAACACCCAGAAAATAAAATATAATTATCCATTATGGTTTTGAATTTGGATTATATTCGTTTTTATGTTCTTTATACCACTCAATCGTTTCTTTAAGCGCCTGTTTCAAATCTCTTTTTGGTTTCCAACCTGCTGCATTTATTTTCTTTGATGATAATAAACGAACCGGAATCATTGGTGCCTTGTTGTTTACATAAGAAATAGGATTATCGTTTCCTTCAATTTCCTTAATCCAACCTAACACTTCATTTACACTAAAACCTTCACCATACGCAACATTAAAGATGCTGTAAGTATCGTTATTTTCAGCAACCCAAATAAATCCATCTGCCATATCTTCTACATGCAATAAATCTCTAACCTCACTACCATCGCCCCATACCGGAATTGGATTCAAACCATCTGCAACTTTGCGAATGTTTGCAGGAGTAACATGACATTTCTCATAATCAAATTTATCATTTGGTCCAAATGCGTTTGAAGGTCTTACAATCAAACATTGCATTGGGTTGTGAATTTGATGTGAAAAATAATCACAAAGTAATTCACCATATCTTTTCATATTACCAACTGCTCCATAAATTGGGAATGTTGGTGTTGCATGAACATTTATATCTTCAGTACAAAATTCATCCTTCATATCTGGATAAACTGTGTTTGAAGAAATAAATAAGAATTTTTTAACTCCATTTCTCCAACTTTGCTCCATTAGATTTACATTCATTTCCACATTTGGAGTAACATGTAATAAAGGATTTTCTTTTGTATCTAATGCGTTGGATGTGTTTGCTGCACAATGAAATACTACATCTACACCTTCGGAAACTTCTGCACAAAACTTTGCATCTTGTAAATTTCCTTTGTAAAATGCAACTTCGGATGTTCCAATAAAATCATTTCTTAAATTTCTACTATGAGATGTTGCTCGTAGGTTTCTATAACCTTTCTCCCATAATAATCTTAATAGATGTGAACCAATAAATCCACTTGCTCCTGTAACTAAAATTTTGTCTGTTTTTTTCATAATTTATTTTTTATGTATAAATGCACAAATTGCATATCGTTCTCCTGTTATTAATTTAGTAACTTCATGTTCAACCGAATTTTGAGTATAATCTATAATTACAACTCTGCCATATTCTGGCACTACTTTAATTTCATTTTTTAAAATTAAATTTCCGCCATTTTCTTCGTTATAATTCTTATTAAGATATATTAATATGCCCGCAATTCTTTTCGGGTCTTTACCATCGATATGCGGTACTATAAAACACCCTTCATTATATAGCGTTATGGAATCTAAGATTTGAATATCCGTATTATTATAGTATTTTAAAAAAACACTTTTTAATAAATTTGAAACTTCATTTGATTTATCGTATGTAACGAACCATATTTGCGTTAAGTTATCTTTGGTTAATAATTCATTTTTTATTTTATTTAGATTTGAAAAACTATCATATGGTATATAATGGTCCGATTTAATATCATTATAGGAAACTTTCAAAGTATGAAAGTTATCTTTGGATATTTTATCATAAATCAATGAAAGAAGATTTAATTCTTCTTCATCTTTTATATCAAAAGACACATATCCATTTTTTAATAATTCATTTTCCATAATCTATAAAGATACTATTTTTTTTTCAATTTACCAAATTAAATTAATCCCCATTGAGATACAACATTGGTTACAAATAAATTATACATTCTAGCCGAGACATGTCCTAACGGACAATGGTCGGGTGTATATAATTTTATTAAATTTTCTATGGTATATTCTTTACCTTCTTCTAATTTTTGTTCCATCCAAAGTACATTTCTGTAATTTGTATTTCTATTTTGGTCGTTTATATTAAAATTTCTAATTGCCCACTCAACAACTCCTCCATATTTATGTAAACCATCTTCTTCGTAAAACCAAAAAGAATCCCAATCTATTAAATTCCAATAATGATTTAAATATGGATTATTTTTATATGATAATGAGTCGTTCCAAGTATTTGGAATAAATCTATTAACCAATAATTCTCTCATTTGATTATTTCCAGTATTAACAGGTCTGAATTCAGGAAACCCACCGCTATTAGTATTATTTAAAACATATGTATCTGAAAAATTATTTGCTATATTAAACATTTTGTATTTAATATTGTTGGATTTTAAATACATTTGTAGCATTACAATTGTTTCAAAAAAAGATAGCATTCTCTCTTCATATGAATGAACATATCCCAAATATAATTCGGCAAATTGTTTAATTGGATTTTTAATATGCTCCATCATAAATCCACCCGTTAAAAACATATAACCATTTTCACCCATTTCGTTTTTTTCTTCTACGAAATCATTGATATGCGCATAATCGTTATCCCATCTGTTACGATGTTGTGGTAATTTTAATTTTGAATCTTCTTTTATTTTGGATGGTGATATAAAAAACGAATTTCTATAAAAAGATGACCATTGAACTATTACCGATATATCAGATACATCAACTCCTTCTTTTTTTAGTTTTTCAATTTTATATATTACGCTTCTAGCAATTGTTTTGTTATCATTTGTAACATTTCCTAAATTAATAACTTTTAAATTTGGCTTTAATAGCTGAATTTGATGTGGATAGTAATAAAACTCTATATCATCAGTTTCCATCATATCGGTTTCTGTGACATCTATGTTCAATCTTCCAGCTCTAGTAAAAGAACATCCACTCGTTATTAAATAATTCATTATAATCTACTTTTATACTCTTTAATTGATTGCATAATACCATCTTTTAAAGATGTTTGCGGAAGAATACCATATTGTTTTTGTTTTTTAGAACCCAAACATCTAATTGGGTCACCATTTGTTTTAGTTTCATCCCAAACAATATTTTTAGTTTTACCGGTAAGTTCTTTATAACATTCAGTAATAGTTTCAATTGTTTCTTTGATTGTGACTGCTTCTGCACATCCAAAATTAATAATATCACTAACTTCTTTTTTAACCACATCAATTGTAGCTTGTGCAACATCATCTCCAAATACAAAATCTCTACGAGAAGAACCATTGCCCCAACAAACCATATCATCACCTTCCACATTGAATAATTTCCAAATATTAGAAGAGATTACAGTTGCATCTTGTGCAAAATTATCATTAATACCATAAATGTTTGAAGGTCTAATTACAGTCCAATTTTTCCATCCATACTGAACTCTCAAAGAATCCAATGTTAATTCACCCATTCTTTTTGTCCAACCTGGGTGCCAATCTAAACGAGATGGAGTTGATGCCCAAGTTTCTTCTTGTGACCAAATATCTTCTTCATTCATTACATCTGCTGGCTTATAAACTCCAACTGATGAGAGATATACGAACCAATCAACCTTTGCATCAAATGATGCTTTAATCATATTTGTATTAAACATCAGCATTGGAAATAAATAGTCGGCCGGTTGTGTTGATGAACGAGCTGGCGAACCTTTAACACCTGCAATATGTAGTACAATATCAATTTTATCTAATGTGAATAAATTTTCACAATGAGAAAGATATGTTAAATCGGTTTGTACCAAAACCAATTTATCACCATATTGTCCTTTTAAAAAATTTAATTTTTCTGAAAATCTAAGGTCAACTGCGTAAACTTTTTCAGCTCCCTCATCTAAAACTTTTTTTACAGTTGGTAATCCAACTAATCCGTTTGCACCGGTTACGATAACTTTTTTTCCTGTGAATTGCATATTTCTTTTATTTTTATTGAACTGTTTTCAAATACATCATAATCTATGAATGATAATAAATGATTTCTATTATATATACATATATTTTTACACGATAAAACCAATCTATTAATTTCTTCCATTGGCAAATTTGCTAATCTCAAAATCTCATCACATACCATTTTAAATCTTTTTCGAGAATCCTCTTCATCATCATAACTTTCATCAATTATATTATGAAATGTTTTAAATCCTAATTTTTTTAATTCAGCTAATTGTCCGTTTGATGATAGTATAATAAATGGTTGAAAATTTAAAATTGGATGAAATGTTTTTTCGGAAATAAAAACAGTGTTGTTTTCAAATGTAGTTTCTGTTACAATATTAATTGCTGTATCCTGATAGTATTTTTTATAGTAAGTATTTCCGGTTGGAAAACTATTCATTTGATTTTTATTTTTTAAAAAATGTGTATCAATCTCAATTGGTAATTTTGATAAAAAGTTAGTATGAATTTCACCATATGAATTAAATTTAGATTGCGATATACAAACATTAGCTTGTGTTTCCGGCTCTTTTAAATTTAAAAAAGTAAAATATCCTTTATCCCACAAATTATATTCTTCTAAAAATAATCCAAAAGCATATCTGTGTGCTCTGTTCACAGTACGATTTAATGATAAAAAATGTTTTTCTTTTTTGATATTAAAAATATCATAATCTACCAATTCATTTTGAAAATTAAATTCATGCCCTTCCACAACTTTTTGCTTTAAAAACATTTTTAAAGTATTTGCTGCATTTTTTATAAAGAAATGGTCAGATATATATTTTATTTTTGAATCTGTTGGGATATTATTTGCACTTGTTAATACAAAAAAATTAGATATATCTAATTCGTATTTTCTGCATATTCTTTCCATATACACATTAAATGAAGTATCATATAATGGTTCTGCGAACCAATTAAATACAACTATCATTTCCCCTTTTTTTATTTTTTCAAAAGCTTTTGGAGAAATGTTATCGATAAAATTATTATCATAATAATAAGATGGAGTAAACGCTTCGCATAGATATATCAAATTTTTATCATCTATGTTTGTTGTAATTGCATTATTTTTTTTCACCCAACCGTGATATGCATTACCTAATAATTTATTAGCAAATCCCTGTATTTCGTATTGAATCCAATCATAATACTCTGTATTCTTTTTACTAAAATCTTCTATCTCTTTTGCTGATAAATTATTTGGCATAGGTTTACCAAATGAATCTATATTTTCATAATAGAATTTAAAAGGCAATCCATTTTCCACTTCCATAATGGGGATATTTTGATTTATATGTATAATAAATTACATCGTTAGGAACTTCTCTTTTTTTATTCCAAGTTGCTTCAGTTGGTGTATAAGTTGAAACATTATTATCTTCTACGATAAAATAAAGTGGTAAATCAAAGTTTCTTGCATATTTGTGAACTTCATAAAAGATACCACTCTCAAAACTCATATCCCCCACAAATACCCAAACTTTCTCATCACTCCCATTTGCTTTAATTCCCATTGCTACACCCAATGCGATAGATAAAGTTCCACCTACAATTGCAGATGAATAAAACTTTTCATCCATATTACAAAGTGTAATTGATTTACCTTTAAGAATTTCTTCTTCAATCCAAACAGGACATACCCCTTTTAATAAGGCATGATAGTGAGAACGCCATGTACTGAATACCCAATCAGTTGTTTTTATTCTACTAAATATTTCAATTAATTGTTCTTCATTTCCATCGGATAGATGAATAGGTCCTCTAATTTTAGCATCTTCCCAATGCTTTACTATCAAACTTTCAAAATCAATTAAATTTTGTGAAGTTTGTTCAATATTTCGTACAATTGGATATTGTTCTAAATTTTGTATCATATAAGTTTATGTCTTTTTTTTAATTTATTATAAATCATATTGGCTACCTTTCTATGTCCATCTAAATTTAAATGTAAATCATCTATATTACAATTTGGTACATCTATAATTCTCATTTTATTTTTCAAAGCCCATGCTCCTAAATTTTCTCCATCAAATTTTATAAATGTATCAGATTCTTTAAAATGAATTGGCGTTCCATCATATGATAACCACAATGTATCTATTCTTCTATTATTTAACCATTGGCTATATAATTCCATATTTTTTTCTAAATTTGAAATAGCAACATTTTCATTATAAATGAATGATAAATAGTTTTTATAAAAATCAAATAATGGTTTGAATTCTGCCGAATTTGAAAATGGTGGGTCATTAAATACTGGCCTATTTAATTTTACAAAATCTTTTATATAATCATAATATACATGCAATCTACTAAACATGGTTAGTTGTATAATAAATAAAGGTGTTTTATATCCTATATTTGGTATATG